TGCATAGCCGACAGGGCGAAATACGGAAGGGTAGCAACAAGACTTCCGCAGGACCCAGGCCAGGCAGGTAAAGACCAGGCACAGAGTTTTATGAAGCTCTTGGCTGGTTTTACTGTTAAGTGCATTCAAGAGTCCGGAGACAAGGTAACGAGAGCAGAACCGTTCTCAGCACAATGGTTAGGACTTGAAGGCATGGATAAAGGCAATGTCGATGTGCTGATTGCACCGTGGAACGAAGAGTATTTCAACGAGTGTGAGAACTTCCCACAGTCCAAATTCAAGGATATGGTGGATGCAAGTTCGTCAGCATTTACGGAGTTAGAGAGTGGTGCTACATACTCAGCACCGCCTAAGGATAGCCAGTTAGGCAAGAGCAGTTATTGGAATAAGTGAGGTGAGAACAGATGGCTAACAAAGAAATCGGTCGCATAGGTCAGCGACGCTACGGAGGAACAATCTACGAAGAGTTCCTTCACGAACTGAGAGGCACACGAGGAATAGAGGTCTACCGTGAAATGTCTGAGAATGACGATGTGGTAGGTGCAATCCTCTTCGCTATCGAGATGCTGGTAAGACAGTGCGACTGGAATGTAGAGCCGGGAGGCGACACCGCAAAGGACAAAGAGGCTGCAGAGTTCGTAGAAAGCTGTATGCACGATATGCAGGACACCTGGACGGACACAATTTCGGAAATCTTATCTTTCCTCACTTACGGTTGGAGTTTCCACGAGATCGTGTATAAGCGCCGTATGGGAAATACGAAGAACCCAACCACAAAGAGTAAGTACACGGATGGTTTGATTGGATGGAAGAAGTTGCCTATCAGAGCGCAGGAAACGCTCTACAGATGGGAATACGACAATGAGGACAATCTGCTGGGAATGACTCAGATGCCGCCGCCGGACTTCGGAACGTACACGATACCAATGAGTAAGGCATTGCTGTTCCGTACAAAGAGCAGGAAGAATAATCCGGAAGGGCGAAGTATTCTGAGAAATGCCTACCGATCCTGGTACTTCAAGAGACGAATCCAGGAGATTGAAGGTATCGGCATTGAGAGAGACCTTGCAGGACTCCCGGTAATGCACGGACCGGAAGGGTTAGACCTTTGGAACGATGATATTGATGACAACAAGCAGACACGAATTGCGTTGGAAAATATGGTAAAGAGTATTCGCCGAGACGAGATGGAAGGTGTGGTACTTCCGGCAGGATATGAGTTGGAGCTGTTAAGTTCCGGCGGCACCCGACAGTTTGACACGAATGCGATCATCAACCGCTACGATACCCGAATTGCAATGACGGTACTGGCGGATTTTATTTTCTTAGGGCATTCAGAGACCGGTTCCTGGGCGTTGAGTTCCGATAAGACGGAGTTGTTCGCTATGGCAATCGGTGCATTCCTAGACATGATCTGCGAGACATTCAACAGCCAGGGCATCCCGCCGTTGATCGATATTAACGGTGAACATTTTGCAGGCATCACGGAGTACCCAAAGATGTCCCACGGCGACATTGCAGATGTGGACGTAACGAAGGTTGCGGCATTCATCAAGGATATGACTGGCATCGGAATCTTAGTACCGGACGACGGACTGGAAGATTACATTCGCCAGGTCGGACACCTGCCGGAGAGGACAACGGACGACAGAACAGTAGACCAGCGGCGTAAGCAACAGGCGGAGCAGAACCAGCCACCGGAGCCTGAGACAGCCGCAGGAAGCGATGGAAACGACGAAGGCGAAGAAATCCCCGACAATGTGGCGGAAGCCGCTAAAAGGCGATTAGGAAGGAGCGGTGCAAATGGCAATAAGGTTCATACGACCAAAGCGAATACGCAAGGCAAAGACACCGGGCAGTCAAGAAGTCCTACGCAGACTTGAAGAGTACCTGCAGAGCGAATGTGACGAACCGGTTGAAATCCTATGCGGGTTTTGGCAGGATCAGCAAGACGCCATCACGTACCAGGAACTCCGAAAAGCAGTAGCGGACGGAAGCCTTAGTAAAGAGACGTTAGAGGCTTGGCAACAGGATTACTCAGTGCTTGTTGCCGAGAGATTGCAGTCAATGTGGACGCAGGCAATAGCAGCGGGACCAACCGGGCAACCAATCCTGGACGGTCTCGCTTTTGAGTTTAACACTCAGACACCTGGCGTTCTCGACTGGATCAGTGAAAGAGGAGCTGAGTTTGTCACCCGATGCACAGAAGAACAGAAGGACGCAATAGCGGCACTCCTGGAAAAGAAAATGAGAGAGAGCCATACAGTAGATGAACTGGCAAGGCTCATTCGTCCATGCATCGGTCTGACAGAGGGTGACGCAAGAGCAAACGCCAGGTATTATGACAATATCGTGGCTACGATGCGAAAAGAACATCCGAGAATGAAGATTGAGAGCATCCGCCGGAAGGCATTGGACGCTTCTCAGAAATATGCAGAGAAACAGCACCGGGCCAGGGCATTCACAGTCGCTCAGACCGAGAGTGCTTTTGCTTATAACCGTGGAGCCGATGAAGGCATACGCCAGGCACAGGGCGAAGGGTATCTTGGAACGATGGTAAAGAGATGGAGTACATCCGGAGACGATTCGGTGTGCGACATCTGCAATGCGCTGGAAGGTACTGAGGTAGATATGGACTCCGACTTTGATTTCAAAGGAAAGGTTCTGTTTGCAGGACAACATATGTTACCACCTGCACACCCGAGATGTGCCTGCGCTATCGAGTATATCGAAGCGGCTGCACCGAGAGGAAGGAAGTGAGAAAGTGAAGAAGTTCTCTGATTTCATCAAGAAGTCTGCAGAACCGCAGAAGAAAGAGCCTGCCAGCAATGTGATTAAAGGCAGGTTTAAGATTGCCAAGTCCGACGACGACAAGCACCTGGCATTTGGCTGGGCGAATGTGGCTATCCGTGCTGACGGAGAAGAGATTGAGGACTGGCAGAAGGACATCATCGAGCCGGAAGAACTGGAAAACGCAGCATACCAGTATGTGTTACTCTATCGTGAAGGCGGAGAAATGCACGAAAGAGGCGGAGCTGCAGTCCTGGTTGAATCTGTGGTATTCACGGAAGAAAAAATGCAGGCAATGGGAATCCCGGCAGGCACTCTTCCGATTGGTTGGTGGATCGGCTTCAAAGTAACCGACGAGGATGTATGGGAAAAGGTTAAGGACGGCACATATCCGATGTTCTCAATCGAAGGAGAAGCCGAGAGAGTCGAAGTAGAAGATGAAAACACCTTGTAGAAATGGGGCGTATTGAGTTTTTCAGCAGTCTTAACCTTATAATTCCACATATGAGAGTGTAATAAGGGCATAGGTAGTTCACATTATGGAGACAAATCTAAGCAAAAAGAACAAATTGATAAAACAGATCAGCAAGGCATCCGATATGGTGCCTTTTTCTGATTTCCTGCTCGAATTTATGGACCGCTACGGTTTGAATAACCTGCGAGAGTCCACAGTAGAGCAGTTAGAAGAGTTTATCAGCAACAGAAACATCATTCCGTTATTAGGAGAGGCACCGCAAAGGTGTCTTTTTTAATATAAATCTTGCGGAAAGGAGGAAGCAAAGTGGCAACAAAGTTAAAAAATCTCAGAATCAGCAAGGTTGATTTTGTAGATGAAGGTGCAAATCCGGATGCTCACATTAAGCTAACAAAGAGTAAAGGCGAAAAGGGGCAGTCCACAGGAGAGAATGGCGATAAGAATGGTTTTGTCAGCCGATTGTTCGGTTTCATCGGCAAAAAGGCCGGCATGAACCAGGAAGAGATCGACAGTGCAGTAGAGGAAGTTCTGAAAGGCAACTCTGTTAGTTTCAACGAGCGTTTCAATGAAATCAAGAACAGAAAGATTGCTGATGAAATTTGGGATATATGCTACGCACTGCAGGCAAGCCTCTGTTCGATTCTGAATGACGAGGAGCTGGATAGCACCGGCGCAGCAACAGCGATGAATGAGAGCCTTGACGAGTTCACTGCAGTAGTGAAGGAAGCAATTAGCAACTGGTCCGGCGGAAAGGTAATCAACATCGTAAAGAGTGACGAGGTGACGGAGAGTGACCTGACAATGATGAAGTCTGCGGCTGCAAGGCTGAATGACAACATCGAGAAGGCACAGACCGCCACTGGAAAGCCTGCCGGAGAAGGAGATGATCCGGAGGTAGACACAGAGGACAAAAAGGACCAGGGCAAAAAGAAACAGTCGAAAGGAGACAACGAAGATATGAAGATCGACAAGAGCAAAATGACCCAGACTGAGCTTCTCATTCTCGAAGATATTGAGAAGAGATACGGCGTGGCAGACGACCCGGCTCAGACAGAGCAGACTCCGGAGGGAAAACCTGCGGTAACAAAGTCTGTTGAGAAGCCTGAGCAGAACCAGGAAACACCTGCAGATGGCGAGGACATCTACAAGGGACTCAATCCTGCTGTTAAGGCAGAAATCGAAGCGCTCAGAAAGTTCCGTGAGGATGCTGAGAACAGAGAACTTGAAGCCGTAGCAGGCAAGTATGAAATCATCGGCAAGAAGAAAGAGGAGCTTGTACCTATGCTCAAATCTCTCAGAGCTACCGGTGGAACTGCATACAACGATATGATCGCCGTTCTTGATGCCACCGTGGAAGCGGTCAACAAGTCCGGCGTTTTTTCCGAGGTAGGCAAGTCCGGCCATGGCTCTGTGCACGTAAGTGATGCAGAGGGCAAGATCGAAGGTATCGCCAAGAGCTATATGCAGAAAGAACCTTCCATGAGCTATACGGATGCGCGGGCTAAGGCTTGGGAAGATAACCCGGACCTTATGGACGCATACGACGCTGAGGAAGGATTTTAAGGAAGGAGGAAAAGACCATGGCAAAGAGAAACTTCAACGGCTCACAGATTAACCAGTCTGTGACAATCGCAGAGCAGGCCGGTGCTGCTATCGACGATGTGAGAAACCTCATTCTCAAATATGACGAGAATGGAGATGTAGTCGTAGCAACCGACGGCACAGCACCTATCGTAGGCATTGCAATTATTGAGGCAGGCTATAACGACATCTCCGGAGCAGAGTCCGGAAAAGTTGCAAAGGGAGACCAGGTAGATGTTCAGATTAAGGACATCGGCTACATTCTTGCTGGCGGAGCCATCAAGAAGGGCGAAGAGGTAACTGCAACCGCAGGAAAAGCAACAAAGGCAGCTGACGGAGATTATGTGATCGGCGTGGCGCTCAGCAATGCAGCGGAGAATGACTATGTTAGAGTTCAGATTTCCAAGTATCAGAAGAACGCCGCAAAATAAGAAGGAGGAAATAGGTAAATGAAAAGAACAGCTAAGAGCATCCAGGCAGACATTGCCAAGGGTGCATTCAGACCGCACACAGCGCTTTCCACTATAGCGCTGGCTTACTATCAGAAGGATACAACATCTTTTGCAAAAAATATGTTTCCGGTTTGCCCGGTAGGGTTATCCTCTGATAATTACTATGTATTCGATAAAGAAGATCTGTTACGTGACAACTGGAGCAGAAAACCGGCGTATGGCTCAGTAGACCCGGCTGTACTTTCTGAACATACAGAAAATTATGCCTGCCATGTAGATCAGATGATTATGGGCGTAGACAAGATTAGACAGACAGATCTCGACCGTAGACAGGGACCTCAAACAAAAGACCCTCGCCAGCAGAGAACAAAGACTATTGCAACGCAGGCCAACATCCACCAGGATTCTGAATTTTCTAAGTCATTCATGCGTAAAGGCGTATGGAAGAACGAGGCGTCCGGTACGGATTCGACAGCTGTTTCAACTGGACAGTTTATTAAATTCAGCAACGGAAACAGCGATCCGATTAAGTATTTCCAGGATAAAGTCACAGAGATTAACCAGGAGACAGGACGTACACCTAACAGACTTGGCCTTGGTGTAAATGTTTACAATGCATTGACAGTGCATCCGGCAATCCTCGACAGAGTGAAATACAGCGGTTCGACACCTAACCCTGCAAAAGTTACTCTTAATGTGTTAGCACAGCTCTTTGAAATCGATAGAGTTGTTATTGACAGAACGGTTCAGAATAAAGCCGGCTTAGGACAGAAAGCAGATATGGGATTTATTAACGATCCGAATGCATTCCTGTTAGCATATGCAACAGACACGCCTTCCATCGACGAGCCTTCTGCAGGCTATATCTTCACTTGGGACATGCTTGAAAATGGAATGCTGCTTCCGATTCTTAATTATCCTGGTGCGCCTGGTACACATTCCGAGCTTGTTGAAGGCCTTATGGCTTACGACATGAAGAAAACCGCAGACGACCTTGCATTTTTTGGTTATGACGCAGTGTAAGGAGGTTTCGCCATGGGATTGATTGCAAAAAGACCTTGCAGTTATGGCGGCAAAAAGTTCTTTATCGGGGATGAAATCCCTGCAGACCTCGTGGCAGATGTCGCAAGGGAAGAGAAACTTGGCGTAATCTCAATCACGAATGCAAGTGCAGGGGTATCGGTTCAGTCCGGTACCCTTTTTTCGCAGGAGCAGGTAGACGAGATGATCGCTGAGGCAGTCGCCAATGCAAGCACAGGATATACACAGGAGCAGGTAGACGAGATGATCCAGTCTGCTGTTGCTGAGATTAAGCCTTTTGAAAGCGACGACTACGGCTTTACCATTACGGTCAAAGGCGAAGGAGACAATGTAACAGCTGTTTCCTGCAGCACAGAGGACGTCCAGGCGGTAGTAGATGTGTTACAGATGAACGCAGACGACGGAGCAAAGGCAGTAGCCAATGTCAAGTCTGACAGCGTTCTGATTTTGCTTCACGCATTAGACACACGTGCTACGGTCAAGAAAGCGGCTCAGAAACAGCACGACACTTTATTCTCCGCTGACGGCAATTCAAACGAATCCGTAGGCGGTAACGCATCCACAGACGGTACTACGGAGGGAGCTGATACCTAATGTCGAAAGGTGCATACACATACGAACCGGGAAACATCACAGAATACGGCAAAGACCGAATGAGATTTGAACTGGGAGACACGATGGTGGAAGGACTTGCTGATACAACGGCATTGACGGACGAGGAGATACAAGCGGCGATAGACGCATACCCGAATAAGTGGAAGCGTGCGAAGCTAATGCTCCTGGAAAGTTTGTGCCGTCGTTTTGCGTATGAGGTCAACACAAAGACCGGTCCTCTCAGCCTGGATATGAACGGCAGGGCGAAACTTTGGAAAGAAGATTACGACAAGCTGAAAAAAGAAGTCCAGGCAGAATCGGTGTCGGTACCACGCTTCGGGAACGGAGTGGACGGACCACCATATTTTCATACCGGTATGCACGAGAATAAGAGGGTGTGGAACGGATGATAAATGCGAGATTTATGTATTTAAGGCCGGGAAACCTATTCAAGGATTTTGTTGTCGAAGCGAATACGCAGGTTGTTACATCAACCGGAAGAGTAGCAAACGCACCAAAGGGAGACGGTTCAAAGATCGTCAGAGGATGTCTTGCTGAGTCCACAAAGGAACAGAAAGAATCCCACTCTACGAGAGACAGGGTTTGCACTCATACGATTGTGCAAGCAGGCAGTCCGGAAGCAAAGAAGTCCGATAAGCTCATACTTGGAAACCGTACATTTTACATCATCGATATTGACGAGGTTGGCAGTTTGGGAATATCCACAATCTACTACGCTGAGGAAAGGAAGGATGTCAAGTGAAATTATGGGTAGATGGAAAAGCAGGGAGCGCAGGAAGTGCCATAAGAGCAACAGTGAAGGACCAGGTAGCCAAAGTCAACCGACAAGTCGTATCCAGGGGCGTTAGGGCAGTGAATGCCATGAGAAATGCAGAACTGGAAGTGCTAAAAGGTCAGAGGAGCGGCCGAGTATATCGCAAGCCGCACAGCAAAGCGACCTACACAGCATCGGCACCAGGAGAACCACCGGCAAGACGTACAGGAAATCTCCGTATGCACTGGAATGGCCAGGTAAAAACCGAAGGTGGTACTGCAGGCGGCGGTGTTCAAGTCATAGCAGAGCTAGAAAGCCAGGAGAAATATGCAAACTACCTGGAAAATGGCACGAGCAAAATGGCAGCAAGACCGTTCGCTGACAAGATCAAGGAAAAAGCTATCCCGGAAATTGAAAGAATTTACAAGGAGCCGTATGGCTAAGGAGGTAGAAAATGGCGTTGGTATTGGAACAGCCGGTTGCAACCTTCGATTTGAGCGAGATTGCCAGGGGCGATTTAGTCTACGGCAAGCATCACACATGGCCGGAAGGTAAAGCTGGATTTGTGACATCAGCCACCGAGAAGGAGCTGATTGTTCAGTATCATCCGGGTATCGGCAATGTAACGAATCATTTTCATATTCCCATTGATGAAGCGGTAGGCGGTCAGTGGGAGATCAGATATTCAAAGGATATGTCGGAGGTTAAGACCTACGGCATTGCAAGGCAGGACACAGAGGAAGGAGAAAGCAGTAATGAAGCTGGAAGAACTGATTCATAAACGGTTCGTGAGTACAGCGGAACTTACGGAAATGCTTACGACATTCGCTGGGGTTCCTGCTGTTTTTAGTCCGGACGCACCGGGCGACGAACAGGAAGGGTGGGGCGGTAACACGCAGTACCCGATGGTAACTTACAACTATGACCTGCAGGCAAACGAAGAACGAAACAGCGCAGGAACGCTTTCGGTGTCAATCCTTTGTCAGAACACGACAGAGGTATTTCCGGAAGATATTGCGCCAGTAGTGAAGAAATGTCTGCGTGATGTGATTCTCATTCCGGAAGGCGGTACGCCGTACTGCTTTACCTGGGCGAGAACGGATGCGTTCACTATGGGCGAGGATGCAGGAAAAGCCGGTGTTGTAATCGGCTGTGAAGTCAGATTTGACATCCTGGAATATCCGTCTATGGAGACGTCCGATCCGGACCCGGTAATGGCGGTTGATAAGTATATCAAGGAGTTGTACCCGGAATGCCTGGTTATGGGATATGACCGGATGGAGGAGATAACCGAAGCCTCAGCGGATCAGCCGGTGGTTTACTGCAGACTGATTTCATCTGAGAAGCAGGAAGAAACGAATACAGTAGCCTGGATGGACGGTAGAATTGCCGTCCATGTTTTATGCCCGGAAAGCACAGTGAGATTGAAGATGGCCGCAGATATTGCCAACCACCTGTCACTCGACGGAGAGGTAATTATGCTGGACCATTCGCCTATGTTCATCAAGAGACTGCAGGTGAATTACAAATCTGACTACTTGAAGGAAGGCCAGGTATTCATCACAGGTCACTATGGATTGCTTAGGTACAAGGCTAAGCCTCACGTGCTTATGGCAGCTCATGGAAATTACAGTTAAGGAGGTAAAGCATGGCTAAGGAAACAGCAACTCCGGCACCTGCTGAAACAAAGGCAGAAAAGAAGCCGGAGAAAAAGGCCCCTGCAGAGTCCGTTTACACAGTAAGCGAGCTTGCAGGCAACGCAAGAAGCGTATTCGGCACAATGCAGGAATGCGTTGTAGCCGCTCTGAAAACTGACGGCAAAGCCGAGTACACAGTATCAGAGGCAAAGGAAATTGTAAGCAAGTTCTTACAGAAGGAGGTTAAGTAGAAATGGCAGGAACATTCATTTTAGGCGAAACTAAGGTGCGTCCTGGTACCTATTTCAACATTCAGAAGAAAGGCGGAAATGCCGCTGCTGGCGTTATGAATGGTGTTACCGCAGTAATCTTCCGTGCAGATTTCGGTCCTCTCAACGAGGCAATCGAGTTATCTGCAGAGGATGGCTACGAAGGAACATTCGGTACCGCACTTACTACGGACGCAATGAAAGAGGCAATCGCCGGTGGCGCAAAGACGATCATCGCCTGCAGAGTCGGTAACGGCGGCACTCAGGGCAGTATCAAGTTGCAGGACAGCGAAAGCACAGATGCAGTAAGCATCACAGCAAAATATCCCGGAGCAAAGGACTTTGTAGTAACAGTCCGTGAAAAGCTCTCAGACAGCACTCTCAAAGAGTGCATTTTTTATGCCGGTACAACAGAGTTTGAGAAGGTGGAATTTGCCGCCGGAACAGACGAAGCTAATGCCCTTGTGGATGCGCTGGCGTCTTCCAAGAATTTCAAGGCAGAGGTTATCAAGTCCGGCACCGTAACATTACAGAACGTGTCTCAGTCCCAGTTTACAAAGGGAACTGATCCGCAGGTAACGAATGGGGACTACTCCAATGCGTTTAAGCAGGTAGAGGCGTATGAGTTTAACACGATCTGCGTCGATACCGAGGATACTTCGGTACATCTGCTTCTGCAGAGCTTCATCAATCGTATTTTTGATGCGGCATCCCTTACACAGGCTGTCGTTGCTGAGAAGCACACGGTAGACCTGGAAACAAGGGAAGCACACGCTGCTTCATTCAATGACGAGAAGATGCACTACGTTCTCAATGCCCATGTGAATGAGCAGGGTACGGAGATCGACGGTTATCAGACTGCAGCACGTATTGCCGGTATGATCGGCGCAGTAGCGGCAAACTCTTCACTCACTCATACAGTAGTCAGCGGCTTCTCCGAGATCAAGGAAAAGCTGACAAACACTGAAATGATTGCTGCAGAGAAGAAAGGCTGCCTGGTACTCAGCTATAACAAGGCTAAGCAGGTGTGGATTGATAATGCAATCAATACCCTCATTACGCCGAAGGACAACCAGGACGACGGCTGGAAAAAGATTCGCCGTGTTAAGACTCGTTTCGAGCTTATCAGACGTATCAATACCACCTCTGACAACCTGGTAGGCAAGGTAGACAACGACACCAACGGTCGGGCAACTGTAATTTCTCAGTTGCAGGCAGTCGGTGATGCAATGAGAGAGGAAGGAAAGCTGGTAGCCTGCACAGTAAGCGAGAGTTCTGCTTACACAGCAGACGGAGACTCCGCATGGTTCGACATCGATGTTATCGATAAGGATTCTATGGAGCATATCTACCTCAGCTTTATTTTCCGTTTCAGCACCAATGAGTAGAAGGAGGTAAAAAGCGATGATTAGAAACGAGAGAGCCGCCGGTGATTCAAGACACGCACGTACCGGTAAGGACGGAGCGTTCTACAGCGAGGACGGCGTTTTACTTGCGACCGTTGATACGTTCACTTCCAACGTGAACTACAACAATGCTAAGTACAGTGTGCTTGGAGATGCGCAGGAACATGAGACAGCCAACACATTTGCTGTCAACCTCACGATGTCTCAGATCGTAGTAGAGGACGACCAGTTCTTTGTAGAGGTCATGGAGGCATTAGAGACTCAGAACCCGCCGCACTGGAACTTCCAGGGTTCACTTCTCGGACGTAATGGTTCTGAGGAGCGTGTGGTTTACAAGGAGTGTATCCCTTCCGGACAGATCGACATTCAGAATGTCACTGTCGGCGATGTTATCAAGAGAAACTGGAACTTCTTTGTCAACAGACCGCCTAAGTTACAGTCATTACTCGGTGTAGACAGATAAGAGGTACCACATAAGAAACCAGTAGGGGAGCCGGAGCGGTTCCCCTTTATTTAATCAAAAAGAATTGGAGGACATTCAAATGGCTAAAGAATTTGTAAAAGGCGTAACAGTAGGCGAGGCAACAGCTGAGGAGAATACTCAGCCTGCAGTAAGCACAGTGGAGACAAACGAAGAGGAAACAAAGCAGGTAATCAGAGCGAATGAGGAGGACTTCATCGCAGGTCTGATTGCGGCTGCAGATTTCGCTTCCGATGAAGAGGAAACACAGAGGATTGAGATTGTCAGAAACGGCAAGCTCGCTTTTGCATTCTCTATCAGACCTCTCGGCTCAGAGGAGTACGACAAGTGCCGTAAGAAATTTACAAAGTATGTTCGTAATAAGCAGCTTGGTATCAAGATGCCGGAGGACACAGACCGTATCAAGTACCAGTCAGCAATCATCCACAAGGCGACTATCGCAGAGGATAGAGAGAAGTTATGGGACAACAAGAAGGTATGGCAGGCGCTTGAAAGCAAAGGATTTCAGATTATGTCCGGCCTGGACGTAATCGAGTACACACTTAAAGCTGGCGAGAAAGACCGCATTATTGATGCGATCGACACCCTCAGCGGCTACGAGAGCAACATTGAGGAAGTAGCAAAAAACTAATTGAAGCGGGGGGCAAGATGTGCTTGCTACATCACATATTCCAAAAGACAGGAATAACCCCCGATGAATTTTACGAGAAACCGAAAGGCGTGCAGGCATTCATGCTTGCGTCTATGCGGATAACCCTAGAATCACAGAAAGGAGGTAATGACGGTGGCGGAAACACTTAGAATCGAAATTCCTATTGAGACGGTTGATAATACAGATCCGGGAGTCTCCAATGCTACGAAGAAATTCGAGAAGATGGAACGAGCGGCCAATAGTGCGAATAGCTCAGCCAAGAAAGCGAGCGACACAGTTTCCAAGTTTGACAAGCAAGCTCAGAAAACCGAGAAGAGCCTAGCAAGCTGGGCGAAAGAAAAGTACGAAGTCCTGCTTGAAGCAAAGGAACGGATCAGTCCGGTACTCTCTACGCTGGGTAATGGGCTAAGGAGTTTTGCAGGGAAAACGTGGAGCGTTACAATGCGAGCGATTGACCTCATAACCTCCCCGGTTCGAGGGATCATAAACCTGTTGAAGAATCCGATCTTCCAAGTCGGAGCGGTCCTTGGAGTCAGTATCGGTCTGAAAGACACGATAGAGACATACAAGGACTTCGAGGCCGCAATGTCACAGGTCCAGGCTATAAGCGGAGCCACCAGCACAGAGCTTGTCAAACTGACGAATAAGGCAAAGGAAATGGGTGCAACCACGAAATTCACAGCCGAAGAGTCAGCGCAGGCGTTTAACTACATGGCAATGGCTGGATGGAAAACCGACGATATGCTGAACGGTATCGAAGGCATTCTCAGCTTGGCGGCAGCTTCCGGAGAAGATTTGGCAACGACATCCGATATTGTTACGGATGCACTTACGGCGTTCAACATGAAAGCCGGTGATGCCGGACATTTCTCAGATGTTTTGGCGGCGGCTGCATCAAATGCGAACACGACAGTCTCCGGAATGGGCGAGACTTTCAAATATGCAGGCTCTATGGCAGGATCGCTCAGTTACTCCATAGAAGATGTTGCCCTTATGACAGGCTTAATGGCGAATACTGGAATTAAGGGGACAATGGCCGGTACGGCACTCAACTCAATATTCACGAGATTATCGACGAACACCAATGGAGCGGCTGATGCTATGAAAGACTTAGGCATCAGCTTTTTTGATTCCAATGGACAGGCCAGGGATTTATCTGATGTGATGGGTGAGTTAAGGACGGCTACGGCAGGTATGACGGCTGAGCAGAAGTCAAACCTGGCAAATACAATCGCAGGAACACAGGCACAGAAAGGTTTGCTTGCTATCTTGAACGCCTCGGAAGAGGACTACAATAAGTTGGCAGATGCCATCAACAATGCAGACGGAGCAGCAGCGAATATGTCTGAAACGATGATGGATAACCTGCAGGGTTCTATCACATTGCTGCAGAGTGCAGTAGACGGAGTGAAAATCTCATTTGGTGAGAGGTTATCTCCATACGTGAGAAGCCTGGCAGATTGGCTTACCGATCAGATGCCAGCGGTTGAATCCGGTCTTGATGAAATGATGGACTGGGTAGATACAAAAGTGGACCGCATGAAGAAGAAATTCCATGACTTAACAGAGTCAGAAGAATGGAAAAACGCAGATTTCCTCGGCAAGGTGAAACTGAGCTGGGATGAATTTATTGCTGATCCGTTCAAGGAGTGGTGGGACACCAAAGGAAAAGCAAAATTTGCTGACTTCGCCGGAGACATCGGAAAAGGTATTGGTAGCGGAATTAAAATCGGCGTTATGACAATGCTCGGTATTGACATCTCGGAAACATTCGACGAGGGAACCAGTATAGGAGCGTCGTTCGCCAAAGGCTTCTCAGAAGGATTTGATTTCGATGCCGTATCTGCGAAGTTGATGGACGGACTCGGTAATTTAGTATCAAATGCGGGCAAACTGCTTCCGGGCGGTAAGTCCGCAGATTTGTCGTCTGTATTCTCGGCGGTATTGCTCGGCAAGATTGCCAGTCCGTTTATCAGCCTTGGCAAGGGAGCAATCAACCTGGGTAAAGCAGGAAAGACAGTATTAGGTTCGGGAACAGGAGAGATGGGACTTGGAGCAGCAATGCTCGGTTCATCTGCAATGGGTACCGGACTTCTCGGAAAGTCGGCAATGCTGGCAATCAACCTCGGGGCAGGAAACCTGGCCGGGGGCGCATCACTAAGCGCAGGAGCTTTATCTGCAGTCGGAATGGGCGCAGGAGCAGGAGCGATTGCCGGTGGTGCAACACTCGTAAGTAGTGCAATGGATTTGTATAAATCTATCAAGTCTGACAATAAGGACGAGAAAGCCGCTTACGGTGGGTCAGCCGCTTGGAAAGCAGGCGGTGTAGCAGCTGGTGCGGCGGCGGGTGCAGCGCTTGGTTCTGTAATTCCTGGTCTTGGTACAGCGGTCGGCGCTTTAATCGGTGCCGGTGTCGGAGGTATCGCAGGATGGATCAAGGGTAATAAGGTCAAAGAAGAGTACCAGGATAATGTCGAAGAAATGCAGAAGGAAGCCGAGAAAGCTCAGAAGATTTTCCAGGCAACCGGTTTGTCAATCGAAGATGTACGATTTCAGAATAAGGCTCTGCAGGATGCTATGAATGATAGCGAGGTTTCTGCAGAGCAGTTTTCAGCTATGTTCCAGGAAGAGTGCGAAAACGTGGCAAAGAATGCTTTTGGAAAGATTAAGTTATCCCTGGAAGAGGTCAAGAGTATTGCGAGTGATATTACATTCGGCGATATGACGGACGGACTGAACACCTTCACAACCGCAACCAATGACACACAGCAGGCACTTAGCGACCTGCAATCATCAGTATCGACCTTGAAAAAGGAAAACTGGAAAGTCAGCTTAGGGATGAAACTGGATGAACTGCAGAAGGACGATTACAAGAGTGCAATCGAAAACTTCATCAGCGATAGCCAGTCCTATATTGACAACAACCATTATGAGGCGACAGTCGCTTTGAAACTGCTCACTGGAACCGACGCAGATACCAGCGGTATCGACAGCTACTATGGCAGCGTGAAGAAACAGCTGGACGATTTGGGAAAAGAACTCAGCGGAAAAGTGGATATTGCCTTAGAGGATAGTATTATCAGTCTTGACGAGTCTGCAGAAATTCAGAGCTTGCAGGATCAGATTTCTGCTATCACAGGAAAGATTTCGCAGGCCAGGACGGATGCGGAATTTGACACATTGAAGATTAAGTATTCCGGCGCAGAGCTGGATATGGATAGTTTCAATGCTTTGCAGGAAGAGCTGCAGACGCAGGTAAGTAATGCGTCGGATCAGTACGAGCAGGCACTTACGCTCACGCTCACAAATCTGAACCTGCAGCTGGCAGACGGAGCTATCACGCAGGAAGAGTACGATGCGGCCGTGAAAGAGGCGACCGATGGCTACTACGCCCAGCTGAATGAGATTAACGCAAGAGTATCTTCGTTCAACTTGGAAACGATTGCCGAGGCGTGGGACTCCTCACTTCAAGGCTATATGCCGGAGATTGAGGGAAGCACGAAGGAGAAGCTGGAAACAGCTTTGAACAATGCGCTGCTGGCACACCCGGACGTACAGACTTGGACTGCAGCTGATGTGGCAAGCTGGATGGGATTAGACAAGCTCAATCTCGATACGGCAGTTCAGACGGACATTGCGACTCAGATTTTACAGACGGCACTTGCGGTACCGGATGGCACCAAAGAGAAGATTATGCAGGATTTCAAAGATTCTGTACCGACTGCAGAGGAAATCAAGGAAGCAATCGATTGGGATTCAATGACCAATGAGGACTGGACGGAACTCATGGAGTCCATCACAGGTCCGACAGAAGGCGAGTCAATCGGCTTGAATACAGAAGATCTGAAAAAGAAGATGTCGGACTACTACGGCGAGTATTTCGAGAGTGTCAAGACGTCCTATTCGGAAGCACTTCACAATGCCCTGGAGAACAGCGGCAGTGAAGAAACACTCAGCACATTTATGCAACAGTATATGCAAGATCAGATGGCCGATTTTGATTTTTCGACGGTCATGGAGAATTACGGTCCTATCTCGAACGAGTATTTCGCTACGTTGCAGTCAGAGTGGCAGACAGCCGGCACAAACCTCGGAACATCTCTTAACACGGGAGCGTCAACGAGTCTTACCAATGGCTCAGCAGGACTGAGGACCAGTCTGCAGACCTCTCTCAATACAGCAACGGCAAGTCCGTTCAGCATCAGTCCAACGGTAAACGTAACACCGAAGTACAACCTGCTGACGCTGCCGACAATTCCAACAACGACATCCACACCGGCGAAACACGCTGCGGGCGGTCGAGTTGGTGGCGGTCCTCAGCTGTCATGGTTGGCAGAGGAAGGTTGGGACGAGTTTGTTATCCCGACAAATCCAAGCCGAAGGACAAGAGCGCTTGAATTGTACGAGCAGGCAGGCGAGGCACTCGGCGTTTCTAAGCACGCAGACGGCGGCTGTATAGAAGGCTCAAATTTGAGTGATATGGTATCAGACCATAATTTATTCACTGAGGCGACAAGAAACGCATCCTATGGCTATAACGAAACCACAGAAGGTAATTATGAGGACAACTCAGCAGAAACATTTGCTCCGGTAAGTTCAGAGGTTCCAACCTCAACACCACAGACCGGTCCGATCAGTGTGAATGTTGATGTTAGTCCGAATTTCCAAATTGAGGCAAAGGAAGGTCAGAGCGAAGAAGATATTGTTGCCGTAATCAGAAGACATTTAGGCGAGATCGCAGATGAACTCGGTGGAAACATCGCAGAGAAACTGAGTGAAGTATTTGCCAATATGCCAGTATCAAGCACGAAAGGAGCGTAGGCTATGGATATTAAGCTGATTCCGGTAGGAAAGGGTTCAAAGTTTACGTTCCCTGCGTTGCCGGAGAAGGTACAAGGCAAGTATGCAGCCAAGTACCAAAGTTTTGACATCATTTCCCTGGGTACCGTAAAGGTACCTAAGGGGACAGATGTCTCAGAGTTTTCGTGGGACGGAGTATTTTTCGGACCATCAAAGAAGAATGAAGCAATCGTAAAGAAGAACGCCTGGCAAAGTCCGAACGAGTGCGTAAAGATTCTTAATGATTTTATGATGAATGATACGGTACTTACATTGATCGTAACGGAAACGTGGATAAACGTGGATGTTACGATTTCTTCATTTCAGCCGAGACCGGTTGGAGCTTATGGGAATGTCGAGTATTCAATCACATTCGTTCAGAAAAAACCGTTGAAAATCTACAGTACGAATGAGCTGAAAATTACAGCTTTCGTAAAAAAAACAAAGCCACGAGAGACAACACAATCAAGTGGTGGCGGCAGTTATACGGTCGTAAGCGGCGATACACTTTACGGAATTGCAAGGAAGAAGATGGGAAGTGCGTCAAGCTGGCCGAAGATTTACGATGCGAATAAGGACACGATAGAATCCACAGCCAAGAAACACGGAAAGAGCAGTTCGGATCACGGTCACTGGATATGGCCGGGAGAAGTACTAACGATACCGGGATAGGAGGCTTGCTATGATTGATTTAGCGAAAATCAAGTACCGGCTGGTTGTGATGGATGAAAGCAAGAACCAGTACAACATCAAGGAGTACGTGGAAAATCTCGGATGGGAGGAAAACGACGGCGAGTTGGCCGTCAGACTTTCGTTTGTAGCAAAGAATGATAAGACATCAAAAGGGTATCTGTCAAAGATCATCAAGCCTGGATGCCTGGTCGGAATATTTGCGAATGATGGAGCCTCCCAGGACGAGGAAGTGGCACGTGGATATGTGGAAACATGGAATCCGGTTGAGAAAAACGGAGGACACACATTGAAATGCGTATGCTACGACGAATTGTATAAACTGCAGAAAAGCCAGGATAACAGATATTTCCCTTCCGGAACTGGTACGAAGTCGGCGATAGAAGGGATTCTTGATGATTGGGAGATACCGCAGGGAACGTATCAAGGTCCGAACGCCTCACACGGAAAGACAAAGGCGAACAATAAGTATCTGTCAGACATCATCATTGATTTGCTGGACGATGCAGCGAAGAAAGGCGAGGAGCAATGCTTTGTGCAGGCGAGAAAAGGTCTTACCTCGGTTATACCAAGAGGCACCAATAAGACGGTTTACGTTTTCCGAACAGACAATACGCAGATGCTCAGTCAGAGCATCAGCACGGCAGACATGATTACGAGAGTAAAGGTTGTAGGCCAGGCAGACGACGATGGAAGAACCAGCGTAGAGGCTACAGTTAATGGAGAAACAAAGTACGGCATACGTCAGAGAATCTACACTAGAGGAAAAGATGAGAGCCTGGCAGATGCAAAGTCTGCAGCACAAGAGATCCTGGACGAGGACGGAAAGATTAAGAAGGAGATTAAGGTACAGTCTCCGGACGTTCCGTTTGTCCGTAGGGGCGACCTGGTATATGTCATTAGCGAACTGGCTCAGTCGTACTACTATGTGAAGGGAGTCCAGCATACAGCGGACACCTACAGCATGACAATGGACCTGGAACTTGCCGAACCGAAAAAGGAAAAGGCAAAATCCGAAAAAAAGAAAGATTACAACGTGGGCGACATTGTGAATTTCCATGGTGGAACCCATTATGTGAGCAGCTACCCAGGCTCAAAAGGTTACAATGCCAGGGCAGGAAAAGCAAAGATCACGATTAAGAACGGTTCCGGAAAAGCACACCCTTGGCATCTGATTCATACAGATAGCGGAAGCAATGTATACGGGTGGGTTGACGACGGAACCTTTGATTAAAGGAAGGTGAGACAGATGAATGAATTTGACGGACATCCGGGAACAGCAAAGCTGGCCGGAGTGCTTAGCGACAGGATGAAGAGAGAAAACGAGTCGCCGCTTACATTGGATTTTGGAGAAATTCAGCCAAATTTGAGTCTGAAAACAAATTCATTTCCGGTGGAAATACCAAAAGGAGATTATTCTGTTTGCAGACTGGTAGGAGGACTCAGCTACACTATAAACGGAGGCGGGCATTCCGGCCACGAAAACCAAACTCCAAAGGTGAACACAGGCGCACACTCACACACCGCCGCACCGCCTCAAATCAAAGCAGGAGACAGAGTTCTTGTTGCATGGATTCAAAGCGAGGCAGTAGTGATCGATGTTGTAAAGAAATCATAAGGAGGCGAGGCAAATGTCACAGCCACTATTTCCGGTTGTCGAGGTACCGGATTTTATCTCGGAGGACAGCCAGTACGACACTCAGTACAAAAGGAGTATGAAGTGGGACCCGGAACTGGGAGACTTCGTGAGAGATGGGGCGCACCGGATTAAGGAATGCGACGGCAAAGAAGCCTTCGCCATTTGGTGTTTTAAGATTGCACAGACAGAGCGGTACCGCTGTTTGGCGTACCCCGATTCAATCGGTACCGAAATGGAGCGTGCCATGGATAACGACGATGAAAAAACTGTTGAGTCCATGGTGGAAAGAACAATCACAGATGCAATTATGGTAAATCCCCGGGCAGAAAATGTCCGGGATTTTCAATTTACCTGGGAAGGCGATCAGATGCACGTAACCTTCAAGGTAAAGGGTAGCAACTGGGATGAAGAAATAGAGATCAGCTTGTAAAGGAGGTGGAGAGTATGCAGCCGGAATTTAACAGACCGGAGTTCCTGGAAGGAAACTCGGCAGAGGAAATTCACGAGCGAATGATGAATAACCTGCCGGACGACATCGACGATATGCCGGGTGGGTTTCCGTATGATATGACGATGCCTGCAGCATTGGAAAAAGACGAAATTATCAATTTCCATATCGTAAGGGCATTGATGATTGCGTTCCCGGAATACGCCTGGGATGAATGGTTAGACCTTCACGGTCGCCAGGTACATCTCACAAGACACGAAGCGGAACCAGCTTTTGGCTATGTGAAAATCACAGCTGTAGAAGGAACCGAGATTTTATCCGGAACGGTATTCTGTACGGCGGCAACCGAAACCGGCCCGTCGATTGAGTATGCCACCACAGAGGATGCGGTTGTTGGAGGCGAAGGATCAGTGCTTATACCGGTATCAGCGGTTGAAGCAGGCACAGGTTCTAATGTAGCGGCGAATACGGTCGTGCTGATGATGGTACCCGATAAGAATGTGACCGAGATTAACAATCCGGAGCCTATTCGTGGCGGTACTGAAAGAGAGACAGACGATGATTTTTACGACAGGATCGCTGCAGAGTACGACAACAGCATGACATACCTGGGGAACGATACGGACTATAAGAGATGGGCGAAACAGGCGGGAGCAGGAGATGCAATAGTTATTTCTACGTGGAACGGTCCCGGTACAGTGAAACTGGTGCTGGTAGACGGAAACGGAAAACCGGCCAATGCGAAGCTAGTGCAGGATGTGTATAACTACATCGTTTCTCCGAATGATAGGTCAGCAAGATTGCTTCCTACTGGAACAGCAGAACTGACTTGTGCGGCAGCCACAACGGTTGCCGTAAATTATGTTATTGCAGGACTCAGCTACGATGAAACAACCGGCATCGAGCAAATTAAGGCAGACTTTACGGAAGCCGTGAGAGCGGTCTATGCACAGGCGAAAACCGAAGGAGTTCTAAGGTACAACGATGTAAGACCGTTGATTTCTGCAATCGCAGGAGTCGAGGACTTTGAAACATTCACGATGAATGGGAAAATGCAGAACATCACTCTGAAAAGCGAGGAGTACCCGGACACCGGTACCCTTAATTTTAGTTAGGGGGTGTGAATGTGGAAAAGTTTGATTTAGAGAATTTCCCGGTCAGCGAGAGTGCAAAGAACATGATTGCCTCAGTTTCAGATGGCTTTTACGACAATTCCTATGTCGGAAAGTGGCTGTATGAGGTCATGGGCCAGGAATACGACACGGCAAGAGAAATAGCTGAGGATATTCTAAACCAGCTGTTTCCGGAAACTGCCACATGGGGACTGATGTACCACGAGATTAAGTGGGGACTGCCGGTGCGAGAAAATCTTCCATACGAGGAGAGGCGACAGCTGATTTACCGGAAGAGAGACTACCGGGCGCCGATGACACCGTATCGGATGGAAGGGTACTTAAAAACCGCTACCGGATTTGATGTACGAATTGCAGACATCAACGATCCGGGAGATTATGGTTTTGTTGCGCCACACCCGAATGTGTTCAAAGCATACTTTATGGGCGAAGGGACACTTGCATCAAAGCGAGCGAGAGCTATGCTGAATGAGCTGAAACAGTCACACACGATGTTTACGATGAATGACCGAACCGAGATTGTATCAGACAATCGGAACTTAGAGGAGATGAATCTGAAAAAGATAATCTTCCATATCGCAGAGTCATTTTGGTATAGCGATTTGCTGGATGGAAGAAAACCGCTGGACGGTTCCAGCCTTCTCTATCCGTATATGAGATACAATCTGATGCTTGGTTTTAAGTATATGCTCGGTGGATTTACAACCCCGACAGACGCAGACCTGCAGAAGGTAAAATTCAGAGCAGAACAGAAAACAGAAAATGATGTCAAGGCAGGAGCAATCCGGATCGCCTCGGACATCATTTTTTGGAATACGCACCTATTGGATGGTTCGTGGGATTTGGACGGCTCACACAGGCTTGATGTTACACGAGGCTATCAACTGGGCGTTGCAATCATTGCAATGGTTGCCTGCGCCTACAACAAGGTCACAGACTCAATGAAAGTAAGAAGTACATACGGCTTACGGTCAAGTTCGGATGCCAGGGCGGCGATTCGTTCGGAGTTTGAGGCTGATTTTTGGAACACTGTCTATTTGGACGGAAAGCTGCTACTCGACGGCAATGCTATGTTGGAGCACAGAGGCGGCAATAAACGACTTGAAGCTGCAGTTACACATCACATGGGAATCGAAAGAGAAGATATGGATGTGGAGGCACAGGTCATTACCAAAACAAGGAATTACTGGTTTCTTGATGGCAGCAATACGCTGGACGGAAAGAAGAACCTTAATTCAATCTATAGAAAGGAGTATATCCAATGAGTACAGAAAAGAGCAAAAACGTGGTGGTCACGAAGAAAGCCAGGGAGAACCTGGTTAAGGCACGTGCCGGAGCCATTACGCTTCCGAAGATTATCGGTATGGCGTTTGGCGAAGGCGGTGTAAGCAGTTCCGGTACGGTCATTGCGCCGACGGAATCTCAGTCTAAGCTCAATAAGGAATTGTTCCGCAAAGCCATTGATGGTTACACATTCACGAACGACACAACCTGCAGATACGAATGTACCCTTGCAGAGAGTGAACTTGCTGGAAAAGAGATCAGCGAAATCGGATTGTATGACACCAATGGCGACATTGTGTGCATCAAGACCTTTACCAGGAAGGGCAAGGATGATGATGTAGAGCAGACATACGTGCTTGACGACATCTTCTAAGCCAGGAAGGAGGCAAAACGTGAAAGATTACACAGTAAAAAGCGAGACTGCGGTATTCTCTGACACTATGAAGATTACCGAAACGACAGACTCGAACCATGCGAGCAATATCAATGCAGGACCTATGTGTGCATTTGAAAATACTATTGCAAATCGCAGGGACATCACAAAAATTCAAAATGCTAAAGCGCAGCTGGCGTTCGATGAATCGGACGGCGGCTTAAATATTATCATCAAGGAGGGTTAAAAATGTCTGACAATGTAATCAATATTCCGAGAGAATCGACGATGAAAGCTCTCATGGAAATGCAGAAAATGGCTGTGGCAGGTGGTGCAAACCCTGGTGCAGCCGACCTTTGCTATAAGTACATGGTTGCACAGTGTACCAGCAAAGAGCAGGTTGACAATCTTTTCATCGAATGGTGGAAATCACAGTACGACGCAAGCAAATTCACAAAGGTAGAAATGCTGGAAAGATGGTTCGGCAGAGTCCTCGAGGACGACAGAGTGCATGGTGTCTCATTCCCGCTGTTCGCAACCAGCTCTACAGCCATCGGAGAATTAACGGACGACAGCGTTGGCTTGAAATGCGTTCCATCTACTGCAAAGACGCAGGGGCAGGATGACTTTGCACATCTTCCTCAGTTTTGGTGCCTGGAAGTATCTGCAGAGAAGAAAACAGACGGAAGCCACGAGATTTTCTATGTTGAGCATATCGATGATATTAAAGACGTTCGCTCCGGCGAACATCTTTGCTGGGTATTACAGAAAAATACCTACACGAAAGAGTGGGACGAGGACGGATACCGTTACTTAAAAATGAAATGCCACCAGTCAACCGGTTACGAATTATGGCCGGAAGGAAGAGATCGCACCGGTAGAGTTTATGCGTATGCAGCGAGACCTAAGTATTACGCAGGAATCGGCGCAAGTGGAAAAATTACCTGCGGAACCGGCTTAGCTCCGGTAAACTGGACTTCTCATACTGCAGGTGTTACCAAATGGAGAGACAGAGGAACACAGTATAGTGGAGCAAGCGGAAAGACGATCAAGTTCCTTGACCGTATGATGCGTCTTAAATATGCAAGAAAAGGCAACTCCGGAACAATCGAAGGCTGTTCTAGTTATAACTACCAGTACACGGCTGCATATTCTGAGAAAGGCGTTGAAAGAGTCCTTTTGACACCCGAGCAGGCGGCAAATTTATTTGTTGGAAGCAGTGTTCAGATCGGCATTCAGAGTGGCACAGATAGAAATACTGCGAGCAACTATTCCGTCTGCAAAAACAAGCTCATTACTGCAATCAAGGACGTTGAAATCGGCGGTACCACATACTCTGCAGTTTATGTAGATAACGGTGGTACCACATTCGACACAACAGCCGGAAGCACATATTTAAGCACCGATCCTTACTGGTCCGGTTGGAATGATGATGTACTTGGAACTGACGGAAGCAAGTACAATTACACCAACGGAAAAGAACCAGGTATGCTGCAGAAAATCGAGTTTATGAACGGCTCATATTTAATCATTAGCGATGAATTATGGCAGTGGAGCACCGATGAAAACGGAGACTATAACTTTGACTGCTTTGTTTGCGAAGATCAGTCCAAAGTAAGCGGAACAGCAATTACCGAGGACTACAAAAAGCTGACAGCCTTAACGATGGTCATTCCGAAAGGCACAACAGGAAAGTGGGCTTACATCGAAGATACCGCCATTTCAGATGTTGAGTGGCCTCTTGGTATCGACGCAAGCGGTAGCGGCGTCGGCTGTAAGGCTGGCTTCTACTGCTTTCCCGCCGCGTCCGGGGTCCGCGCCGGTTGGTGCTGGGGCCGCTTGAACGTCGGTGGCGATGCGGGTCTCGCGTGCCGTCACTCGCACAATTCCGTCGGCGTTGCGTACTGGCACGGCTCTGTCGGTTCACCTGGACTGGCTGGGTAAAGCAGGGTGAATTGCCTGTAAGGCAAGAGGGGCGGCAGGCCCCGCTAAGATATTAACTGTTGCAAGAGTTAATAAAATGGGTTGTATGGTGTGACAGAGGCTGGCTTCAACTGCAATCCCGCCGCGTCCGGGGTCCGCGCCGGTTGGTGCTGGGGCAACTTGAACAACGGTGGCAATGCGGGTCTCGCGTGCCGTAACTCGAACAATTCCGTCGGCGATGCGAACTGGAACGGCTCTGTCGGTTCAACTGGTTAGAGAGTATATCATTCATTGCACCATACAGCACACGCTTATGTGCGAAAATTATTTGAAACCAGCGGCGGCTAGTAGCGAAAGCGAACGTCGCCGGTAATAACCAGATGATATACACGAAAGGAAAGCAATTATGAAAACATACTGCAAACCTGCGAAGGTAGATGTAGAAAACACAGAATTTAATATACCTGCAGTTCGCAAGGCATTTGATGGGAAGTACAAAAGAAGAGATTTTCAGAGATTGCTTCTGAACACAGGCCTGGTGACCGAACAGGAACTTGCACAAGAGTTCCTTGACGGTACAAAGCAAAAAATATACACAGCTACGGATGCAATAGCAGAAGAATTAACACGGCGCATCAGAAACAGAGATTTGAAATTGCGCCCAATTCGCCAGTTCCAGCGAGAAGATGGATTGACTCACAAGCTCAGAAATATATGCCAGGAATATCCGGATCAGCAGATAATGGAATACATAGCGGTTTACTCATTAGAGGAATTGTTCCATGCGAAGTTACTGCCGATTCAATACGGAAGCATTCCAGGAAGAGGGCAGCTGGCAGGCAAACGGAAAATCGAAAGGATTTTAAGGCGTAAGTTTACCGGAAGGCTGGATGTGGTCAAGTGTGATATTCACAAGGCATATCCGTCCGTAACGGTAGAGTGTGTTATGAACTTGCTAAAAAGAGATATTGGCAAGAATAAAGTTTTAATTTGGTACCTGGGTGCTCTTATGGAAAATTACCCAGGAGAGCATCTTTGTATAGGCGGGTATCTTCCGTCGTGGCTCTTTAACTATGTTATGAGCTATGTTTTGAGATACCTGTTGAGCCTGAGTCAGTCAAGAAGAGGGGTACAGACCAAAATGGTAAAAGCTATCGTTTGCTATGCAGACGATTTTACAGTTTATGGCTACTTCTCACAGCTGACGAAAGCGCTCAAAAAAGCTACGAGATGGAGTAAATCAACGCTGGGATTGGACGTAAAGCCGGCCTGGCAGATATACCACATTTCATCATTCGAGGAAGAGAAAGAATTTCACAGAATGAGACAAGGCGGAAGTCATAAAAGGACACAGGGCGTAGATATGATGGGGTTCGTTGTACGAAGAACGTACACCATTATAAGAAGCAGGGTGTTTAAGCGTATCCGGAGACAGTTTTTGAGAGCTGCCGTCGATTTGGAACGCTTAGGATATATCCCATGGTGGCGAGCCTGCAGAATTATGGCGTACAAAGGGTGGATAAAGTACAGCAACAGCCAGGGTTGCTCCATTAAGTACAATATGCAGAATTTATTTAAGATTGCCGCACAAAGCGTATCACGCTACGGCAGAAAGGAGTATGTCAAGTATGAACAAAGAATGTTACTCATTGCAGCCGCCTAAGATCGAGGTGTTTCCTATTCATGGCGGTACGGACATCATTCTGAGAAAGAACATCAAAAAAACCACCAAGGAGCCTATGGAAGAGGGTGGAGATTCAACCATCGTTTATGAGTGCGACGAGGTGCAGATCAGACGCAAGGGCACAGTTACCAAAACAGAGGTGAACAACAACTTCGAGTATTGGTGGACCATCGGAGAAGGCGGTACCGAGGAAGATGCCGCTGACAAAGAGGCAGAAGCAGCCGGTGAGCCTACCATCATCGAGCGTTTGGAGGCCGTGGAGTCTGCAATTATTGAGTTAGCGGAGGTGATTGTAAATGGCTAAATTTTACTACACACAGATTAAGCTCGGAAACATGACTATCGACGAAGTGCCGACCAGGTGGAGAGCATCCGTTGATAAAATGTTAAAGGCAGAGTAAGGCGAAGGGCAGGTATGTATGCAGCATAAAAGAATCCCATATGCCGAGTTTTACGACTATGACAGATTGGAAAAAGCGGCACACGACCTGCACTGGGAAGAGACAGAGGAAAACGAAATCCTTCTAATCAATCTGCATAATCAGTTGGTATGGCATCTGTACCGGTTCGATAAGGACCCGCGCGCGGATGCCATTCTTTATGCAGTAATAGAGGCCATTTTGGGTGAAAAGGCGGCAGATATTACGGACGTGCCGTGGGAATTACGGTGCGTTTGGGAAGGAGGTAAAAAAGCCAATGTCTTTGAATGAAATTCTTGCAAGTGGCGGAGCCCTACTGCTGTTCTTGACGCTGGTGCAGATCACACCCATCAAGGTAAATCCGTGGTCTGCAGTTGGAAAGATTATCGGAAACGGTATGAGAGCCATCGGAAAGTCGATGAATAAGGACGTTATGGATAAGTTGGAATCAGTGCAGAAAGAGTTAAAAGACCTGGGAGAAAAGCACAACAAGCTCGAAAGGCGCATGGATAAAGACGATGCGGACGAATGCCGCACAAGAATACTGCGATTTGCCGACGAGTTGAGAAGGGATGTCAAACATTCCGAAGAGTTTTTCAATCAGATTTTAGATGATATTTCACACTACAAGCTTTACTGCTCCGATCATCCGGAGTACAAGAACGACAAGGCGGTTAATGCGATTGCCAAGATAGAAAAGGTGTATCAGAAGTGCATGGATGAAGATTCATTTTTGTAGGAGGTAACTAAAATGGGATTAAAAAAGAAAGAGCGCCACCCGCTCAGAAAAATCAAAGAGTTATTCAGCAAAGTAGGCACCCTTAATCTGATTCTGATTATCGTGGGTGCTTTTTTTGTGTGGTTCAACTGGCAGATGCTCTGTATCTACCGTGAGTATGCTTCCATTCCGGAAACATACGCTTGCGCTGTAATTGCAGCCACGATCGGAGAGTGCGGAATCTGCGGATGGATCAGAACCAACAAGGATAAGAACAGAGATCATAAATGGGAGATTGAAGATAAGAAAAACTTCCAGGACAAAGTAGAAAGCGAGGAAAATGCAAATGGATGAACTGCTTTTTGAGATTGTAAAAATTGTGGTTATGGTAGTGGCACTGCTTATCGCAAGATACCTAGTGCCGTGGTTGAGACAGAAAATTGGAGCCGAGAAGGTAGCAGAGATTTCCATGTGGGCCAAGCAGGCAGTCCTTATGGCGGAGCAGGGTTATAAGGACTGGAAAGGCCAAGACAAGAAAGCGTTTGTTACTGAGTATTTGAAGAAAATTCTTAAGGCAAAGAATATTTCTCTGACGGACGAGCAGTTGAATATCTTAATCGAAGCTGCAGTCAAGCAGATGAAAATGCAGGAAAATTCCGGAATACTGATCGAGGCAACAGACGAGGTAACGAACCAGTAAGGAGGCGGTATTGTGGCTTTGAAAGGTTCGACTACAGAAGAGAAAATTTGGAATTACCTGGTGGGTAATGGATTGAGCGAATATGGCGCAGCTGGACTTATGGGTAATCTTTACGCAGAGTCCGGCCTGAGTCCGACAAACCTACAAAACAGCTACGAGAAAAAGCTGGGTTATACGGACGATACCTACACGACATCGGTTGACAACGGAGATTATCAGAACTTCGTGAGAGACAGCGCCGGGTATGGATTGGCGCAGTGGACGTTTTGGAGCAGAAAGCAGAATTTGCTTACATTTGTCCGCGCCAGGAATAAATCAATCGGAGACTTGGAGACACAGCTTGCATTCCTCATTGAGGAAATGAAGCAGTCGTACAGTTCCGTATATCAGAAATTAAGGACTGCAGGAGACGTATTGGGAGCGTCAAATGCGGTCCTTTTGCAGTTCGAGAGACCTGCAGACCAAAGCGTTGCAGTTCAGAAGAAACGCGCCGCTTATGGTCAGAAATATTACGAGATGATGTGTAAAGGAGGAAAAGGTATGAGCAATTCAAGTTTAGTTACCTGTATAGTAAAGAGTCCGAACCATAGTGGTGCAAGGACTCATGCAATCGACCGCATTACGCCTCACTGCGTAGTAGGCCAGTTATCTGCATCTTCCATTGGAGGATGCTTTACAAGTCCCGACGTAAAGGCAAGCTGTAATTATGGAATCGGAACAGAGGGCGGCATTTGTTTAGTAGTAGACGAGTGTAACCGTTCTTGGTGTTCCAGCTCAGGAGCGAACGATCAGAGAGCGGTCACAATCGAGTGTGCTTCTGATAAAGCCGAACCGTATGCGTTTAACAGCACGGTTTACAATAAACTGATCGAGTTATGCGTCGACATCTGCAGGAGAAACGGCAAGAATAAGTTGATATGGATCAGCAATAAAAATAAAGCGCTTGCATATAATCCGGCAAGTAATGAGATGCTGCTTACCGTTCACAGATGGTTTGCCAACAAATCTTGCCCTGGTAATTGGATGTACGGCCGCATGGGAGAACTGGCGCAGAAAGTAAATGAAAAACTCGGACGCACTGGCGGCAACACTGGCGGAAGTTCCGGGAGCAAGAACGATCTGCCTGCAGCACCTTTTACGGTGAAGGTGTTGATTGGCGATTTGAATTATCGCTCAGAGCCGTCAATGAGCGGGGCGGTCAAAGGTCAGACCGGCAAGGGAGTATTTACAATCTCTGAGGTTAAGGACGGATGGGGTAAGCTGAAATCCGGCGCAGGATGGATTTATTTAGAGAATCCGGAATACTGCACGGTTCTCGGTAAGATCGCATCCACACCGGCTCAGACGAGCTCGAGCTATATGGTAAGAATTACAACGAGCGTGTTAAACGTCAGAAAAGGCCCTGGCACCAATTATGGCATTACCACCAAGGTAAAAAAGGGCGAGGTTTACACTATCGTAGCCGAAGAGAAGAACGGCAACACAACCTGGGGCAAGCTGAAATCCGGCGCAGGATATATCAGCCTGGGTTATACAGAAAGAGTGTAGGAGGAAACGGTGGCATTATGAAAAACTATATCGGCGTGAAAATTGTAAAAGCTGAGCCGAAGGAGAAGAACGGAGTACCCGGGTACGCCGTGAAATATCCGGATGGTTATGTATCATGGAGTCCGAAGGAAACCTTTGAGAAGGCATACCGGGAACTGGACTGCCAGGATTTCATCAACTCGGCAGAGTAAGCAAGGGAGCCTATGATCCGCAGGGGTTGTAGGCTCTTTTTTTATTGCAGAAAAGCGGAACAAGACTGCAGGTAAAATCAATATACAAAATAACCAAAATAAGACCGGGTATTTTGACGAAAAGTTCCCGAGACATGATAGGCGATTTTAGTATCTATCCTATGCCTAAAGACTAAAAGCCGGTATTGAACCGTGTATGAAGTCATAGTTCTATATGTTTTCAGAGGCGTAATTATCCACATTATCCACACGCATTTGTGGATAAAATACGCTTTTGAGAGTACGCAAATGAGCATATATTATTCTATCTCTAATATCTATTATCTAATCTCTAATATCTAGTAAAGAATCCTTGTAGAAACCCTAGAAGAAATCATGTAAGAAATCTTACAACGCACCAGGCAACCATGCGGGTTTACGGTCCTTGCAAATGAAAATGTGGAGCAATACACCAGTCGGCGTTGATGAACCGGAAATTACAGAAGTTGTCGCAAGTGCGAAAATTATTTGATAAAAACTCGGGAAATAGAAGTATATCTATTGACAAATACGCAACTGCGAGTTATAATATAACCATAATCAAACAAAACAATTTGATTAAATCCAAAGGAAGGAGGAATTACCAGTTGGGTAAGAAAGGTAGGAAGAAAGACTTTTCTACAAAGGAAAAGGAACTACTTGAAATCGAAAACCTTAAATTACAGAAGAGAGAAAAGCAGGCCAGCATAATCTCCACCATAGTAATCATGATTGTGTCAGTGATTACGGCAATTCTGAAATGGTTAGGTTTGATTGATTAAGTAGTTCCCTTAACGGTCGGGAGGCAGCAACACCGCCTCTCAACTGTTAAGTCTATCATAAAGGAGGCTGATTTGGCAATGAAGAAATTGAGACAGTTCCTACAGTCGGTGTTGTTCATCAACTTTATGGTCGGCATATACGACGGTATGAGAGCGAAGAATTTGGTAGCAATTTTGATAAATGGAGTAGTGGTACTGGCATTGATCGCCGGAGAAAAGGAAGAGAGGTAAACGATATGAAGTGGGACGTAAAACATGACAGAGCAAAGAAGGTATTAAATCATTTCCTGGATAATGCAGGATATTGGACCGAAACAGAGAGCTTGACAGAAGGACTTACCGAGGACGAAATCCAGGAAGTAAGCACAGAGGTAGCGACGATGATTCAGAGCATTACAAAGAGATACAAGCTGGATGTTGCGCTTCCTGTAGAGCCGGTAGTCAAGGAAGAACCGGCGGCCGAAGAGAAGGTTGAGGAGCAGGTGGCCGAGGAACCTACAGAAGAGGTCAAGGAAGAAAAGCCGGTCGAAAAGCCGAAGAGACGTGGCAGAAAGCCAAAGAAAGAGGAGGTTGCGTAGGATGGCATACGAGAGAAAGACAATCGACACCTGGGAGTTGCAGCTGAATTACGGGTACGGCTGGGAGTACACATTGACAGAGTTCACAAGAGAAGAGGCAAGGGCGAGACTGAAAGAGTACAGAGAGAATCAGCCTCAGTACCCAGCAAGACTTGTTAAGAAGAGAGTAAGAAAGGAGGAGGTTGCATGAGTTCAACGGCAAAGCTGACGGCAGAGCAGATTGAGAACCTGGCAAAGGAAATCAGAGAGTTTCTGCTGGAGCATGGGTTATGGCAGGATGTAGACATCTATTTCAACGGAAAGCGGTTCACACAGCATGATCCGGTAACCGGAAAGTATTACTACAACGACAGAGAGCATCTGATCGAGGAAGAGAACCAGGACCCAAGAACGTATTTCGAGTACGTGAATCCGGACCACATTCTCAGCATGAGCTTTGAAGGTCCGGTATGCGAGATGTTGTATTACGGCATCCTTCCTTCGGTGAGAAGAGAATTTGACAAGATATTCGAGAGATACGGCTTGTACTATGAGTTCGGGCATCACTGGAATTTCAGTTGCTATTACATTTGAGGAAGGAGCAGACACAATGAATATCGGAGTGGAAGTATTAAAGGAAAGCGTAATCAGAGTGCAGTCACAGTTAAACGACTGGATGGATTGCGTGTTTGTTGTAAGCAAAGATGATGAAGAGAAGGCGAGAGAGGTATTGGAGAAAGCCTGGGACAGTTTTGGGAAGATGGAGACGGCTGGTGCTACGGTAATTACCTAGAAGATAAGCTGGTAAATGCCGGTATTGCATTCGATGCGTACTACGCAGATGCGGAGGAATGAGGATATGGAAGAATACAAGGACATATCGAGAGGCTTGAAAATGCTTCTCGACAAGGCAGAAGAAATGGGGTGGAACTGGGAAACCTACATTGAGCCGGGCAGTAGAAGAACCTATGTTGAAATCGGGCAGTCGTCACCTGCAGGCGAAGATTTCTCTATGACGATTGATTTCGATGAAGAGAACCAGGCAGATAGTTTCAAGGACAGCTTGGAATCCTATTACGAAGATTTCGACATCGACGAGCATATTGAAATGTGGATAGAGGCCAAGAGAAGCGGAACGAGTGGAGTTCCTTCCACAAGGGAGCTTGTAAAGGATGCAGAAGCCATTGACGGTATGATATTGGAACTGTCGCAGGCCTTGCAGAAAGTAAACATCCCGGTACTGGTTGGCAGTTACACGCCGCCGGATGAAAATGGAGAAGGTGAGAAGATCGTCCGTGAGTTCTACGGACAGGGACATATCTTCAAAGACGAAGATGCGTTTTATCACAGACCGGATGATCCGTGTTACATCCCGGAATTATCCGATACAGTGTACACGAGAAACAGCATCCTGCAGGAGTGCAACCAGCAGGACGATTTGGCAGAGGAAGTTTTCGAGGCGTTGGACTGGCAGCACGTAAGTAGCCTGCTGGAAGATTGGCAGAGAAATGGGGAGCTGGACACCTGCAAGGAATGCGGGAAGATGTTTAACTGCTACGGAGTAACAAAGTGTCCGTACTGCGGGGCAGATTATGAAGGAGGCGATGAATAATGGGTTACACCTGGTTGGGAATGCGAAAGCTGACCTGGGAAGAAGTTCTGCAGAGACACGAGAAGGGCGAACTGGCCGGATGTTTCAGACTGTACGACGACAACAGCGAGGCTATGATCGACAGAGGCTATGACTTTGCAGGCGACATCCTGGCACACCACAAGAAAGGCGGTGAGTTCGGAGAAGAGATTGACACAGTAGACCTGGAACTGGCAGACGGAAAGAAAATAACAGCACCGGCGGTCGTGGACGTATCGGCACTCGGATGTATGGACGAGCTGGAATATGAGTTATGGCACGTGATCGAGGACTACATGGTTCAGTTCGGTATCAGAACGCAGGACGATGAACCGGACTGGGCGACAGTCAAGGCGGTGCAGGATAGCATTTTTACAGCGTTTACAGACGCAGGCGTGAATTTTAAGTTTCTCAGTGATGAAAAACTCGGAGAGATAGAAAAAGCAATAAAAAAGAAGGAGAGCAAGTCATGGGCGGCAAAGAGAAAGAAAAACAGGTAACGGTAAGTGTAACATTGGAAATCGTACTTACCCAGGAAGATATTGACGACATTATGTGCGGAGCATTGGAGGGTGGCATCACTTACTGGTGTGATGAGGCAAAGGTTGTAGGCGATTATCTCGGAGAATATGGAAGCGAGCAGATCGCAAGAGGCGGAAAACTGAGATTACACCTGCCGGAACCGTTCGACAAGGACGAGACAGAGTATTACGAGCTGGACTTGGAGAAGTTCAAGAAAGGAGTAGAGCTGTGGGCGATTACACCGGTTGGCTGCAACTGCTTAGAGCAGATGGATGGCAAGATCAGATTCGACACCTGCAATGCAGACGCAATCGTGTGTGATGCGATCATCCAGTACGCACTATTCGGAACAGTGGTTTTTGGTTAAGGAGGCGAGACTATGGCAGCATTAGTGGTATTTGCGTTCTTGGTAATCATTGGAGTTGGAAACAGAAAGTAGGTGCAAGCGGTGAGTAAAGGAATAGTGACAGACTATCCGGAAATCTGTTTCATCTGCGGCAGACCGTCGGAAGCTGAGCATCATTTGGTGTTCGGTACCGCCGGTAGAGAACTGAGCGAGAAGGACGGATTGAAAGTGCCGGTATGTAATAACTGTCACAATATGGGAGAAATCCTAAAGAGAATACACGGAAACCCGATGGCAGAGAGAATGTCAAAGATTATCGGACAGCTGGCCTGGGAAAAAGAATACGCCCTGCAGAAGGCAGACGAATTTGCACGAATAATCGATGCGGATCGGGAAGAAGGCGAGGTAAAGCAGATTATTCACAAGGGCGGCAGGGAGACCTTCCGAAAGAGGTACGGCTGTTCGTATTTGTAGAAAGGAGTGGATCAGATGTTAGGTGGAGGACCATACGAAGCGAGCACCTGTCCGGAATGCGGCAGTACGATGTGGAATGGTAGATGCGAAAATCCGGATTGCAAGTATCACTGGCATCCGGAAGAAGAGGAGGATGCAGAATGAATATAGAATTAGTAAGAGCAGTGTTCGACTGTGGAATAGATGATTTGAGACTGTTAGATGATGCGGAATGCGATATGTATGAAGTGATAGGTAGAATGCGAGAAGATAGCATAGAACTGACGATGAACAACATCATCCGGCAGGTATTTGAAGAAGGAAGATATATTCTTACCAAGGCGAGAGAGGAAAAGATAGCCAGTTTGCCAACAGAGCCGATGACAGAGGCAGACTTTGAGTTAAGAGGAAACCTGGAAAGGCTGAACCCGGAACAGGATTTCAGTTTTTGGATAAATCTGCAGGACACCAATTTTAGAGGCAAGTCTGAATTACAGGAGTTATACGAATCAATGTTCGCAGAAGAGTTGGAACAGTGTGAAAATCTGACCGGCTATCCGATTGAATGGTAGGTGATGATATGACATATAGAGAAAATGCGGCGGTACTGGAAACGTACCTGCATAATATCCGGAACATTGAAGAGATGCCACCTGGACCGGTAGAGCTGGACGCATTGGACGTAGCGGTGGAGACTATGAAAGCTGCAGTCGAAAATGTGGAGTACGGAGCATTTGCCTGGGATAAGCAGAGAGGTGTGTTCGTTCCAATAGGCAGACCGGTACCAGTGAAGCAGCTGTGTTTGAACCGGTACCAGGAGAGGGTAAGAAGCGGAGAGATACCGAGCTGGATTGATCCGGAGAAGTTCAAGATTTTGGAGAGAACGGTCGCAGAGATTGCAAGCGACTGGAAGGAGGCAAAGGATGAATAAAACGGTAAATTTATTTGTGTTAGCTGGATGTTGGGAATGCCAGGACGACATTGGAGTAACTGTGGTTGCAATTTCCAGCGATGAGAAGCAGCTGATTGATAGACTGGATCAGATAGCAGACACCCAGGCAAAGGAGTATGTGAGCATTGAAGGTAGCATTCTGATGGAAGAACATACAGACACCAGGTACGAAATCAGCGGGGGCATCAGCGGCAATGCAAGGTTCTACATCACGGAAGAACCTGCAGTAATCAGCGAGGCGCTTATGGGTGAAATCAGCAGAGCAATGAGCGAGAGAGACAGAACTGAGGACGTAAAGAATTATCTGCAGGGACTGTATGAAAGCGGAAACTTGAGCGAAGAAAAGTACGAGGAACTGGCAGACAGCGAAGAGTTTCTGCAGAAGGCAGTCGAATTATTCGATAAGATGGAGGACTGCAACACGCCGTTCAATACAACGATGGAGTTGGCGGTAGACGAAGCAAGGAAGGAGATGGCAATATGAAGAATACATTAGGAGATTTGAATAACCACCTGTTCGCTCAGCTGGAAAAGCTGGGAGACGATGATTTGACAGGAGAAGAGCTGGAAAGCGAGTTAAAGAGAACCGACGCTATATGCGACATCAGCGAGCAGATCATCAAAAACGGAGAGTTGCAGTACAAAGCAATGAAGCACATGGACGAGTATGGGTACGAAAGACAGAAAGCAGTTCCGGAAATGCTCGAAGTTCATGCGGGAGGGGGGGCGAACCATAAATGAGAGGCTGGCCCGAAGAAGTGATCGCCTGGCTGCGTGAGAATGTTCCGGGCAGAACCACGAAACAGGTTACAGAGCTGATAAATCAACAGGGGTTCGATAAGAAGTACGAAATGGTATTTTCCGATGCGGCGATAAAAGGCGCGAAGAACCGGTATGGCATAAAGAGCGGCACTACCGGCGGGGTTCCAAAAGGGTACTCACTAAAATATCCGGAAGGAATGGAAAGTTACATTCGGAGCATTGCGACAGGGAGAAAGACGAAGGAGATTGCAGAACTGGTGTCAGCACATTTTGGAATAGAGTTCAGCGAGAAGCAGTGCAAGGCATACAAGAAGAACCACGACATCATCAGTGGCATTGACTGCAGGTTTGAAAAAGGACACGTTCCAGCCAACAAGGGAAAACCAATGAGCCAAGAGCAATATGAGAAGTGCAAGGCGACGATGTTTAAGGAAGGCGATGTCCCGGCAAACCACATGGAAGTAGGCGAGTATACACATACGACAGACGGCTATCTTATCCGGAAGGTTAAAGAAACCGGTCCGCAATGGGAGAGGTTTGAGTTTGTTCATAGAGCAGCATGGGAAGAACACAACGGACCAGTTCCCGAAGGTAAGATGGTATCGTTCCTAGACGGAAACAAGGACAACTGCGACATAGAAAACCTGGTACTGATCGACAATGCAGAGAACCTGGAAATGAACAGAAGCCAGTTAAGGTTCGCTGATCCGGAAAGAACAAAGACCGGCGTGCTTGTTGCAAAGGCAAGAGTAACAGTCAGACAGAAGAAAAGGAGAAAATAGATGGAGATTAAAGCGGCGAATGCAGAGGAGACGATCCGCTGCATCCTGGACGAGGAGAAAATGACCCAGCAGGATTTAGCGGACAGAATGGGGATTACGAGACAGAACATCAGCCAGTCTCTCAACCGAAACGCTAAGAGTATGAGATACGATAGCTTCTCAAAGATGGTAACAGCTCTCGGTTACGAGATTGTTGTAAAAAAACTTTAATAAAATACGCAAAATAGAAGTAAACCTATTGACAAATACGCAGTTGCGAAGTATAATATATACATAATCAAACAACAAATAAAACACACGGAGGTAGTGGTTATGTATAACAGAGAAGATTATAGAGAAGCACTGGAAGAAAGAGAGAAATGCGACCTGTATTCAGATGAATGGAGATTTTGCCAGGCAAAAGTTCAGAGCATTGCAACAGCTATGGTAGCTGCAGGAAATAACTGGATGGTGGGCGAAATCATCGACGAGCTTTACAGTCTGAGTGACTGCGGTTGTGAACTCACCGACGAGGCAGTTCGATTTGACCTTTGGATTCTTGAAAGCAACGGCCTCGAAGAGAAGGCTGAGGAAATGAAAAAAATGTTCTAGGTAAATTTTTTTACCTGCACAACTCGCAAATGAGTGTTTCACGTGAAACGCAGTTCGCAAATTTGAAAGGAGCGTATTTGTATGAAGGAAGTATTGAAGAAGTTAAGAGCTTTAGAGGCTGAAATGGAAGAAGCCGAGAACCAGTCAGAGTATTGGATGGAAGAAGAACACCTGGATATGGAAAAGTCAAACAGCTACGAGGCTGAGGCAGACAGATTGTACCAGGAAGTGTATAAGATGCACAACCAGGTGGCAGATTTCATCGTAAGCCTCACTTCCGGTCAGATTGACAAAGTGACAGCAATGTTGATGATGCGTCAGAGAAGATCAGACGTAGAGAGAATTTTAGAGATGGCGTAGGAGGACAACAGATATGATGAAATCAGAGTTTATCGAGAGAACAGGGTTTGAGCCGACTGAGGCAGAATACAGAGAAATTGAAGCAGAGTACATGGGATGCGACATCGACAAAGACGAGTTCTGCAAGACATGGAAAAAGCAAGGTGGCATTCAGAGACTGATGAGACTCCGTGCGAGAAGAATCGAGGAACTCGAGGCAGAGCTTGCAAAAGAGAAGAATGACTACGACAGAATGGATGCTCAGTATTGCACCAAGATTAATGAACTTAAAAAGCAGATTTCAGATGATGGACTGGCTCTTAATAGCATGAATGCTCAGATGGGATTGATGAGAAATAAGGCTGCGGAAGAAATTGAGGAATTACTCAAGAGAGCGACCGAGGCAGAAAGAAAACTGGCAATCCTCAAAGAGGCATTCGATATCATCACAGGAAAGGAGACGAAGTAATATGGCATTATTAGAGGTTAGGACAGAGTGGGCGGTGTATAAAGATTGCTTCCTGCAGGTGGCAAGATACCAGGCAGATAACAGCAGAGCAATCGAGATATGGAACAACGAGGACGGACCTATCGCAAGAATCACGGTATGCATTGCAGGAAGCGGACTTGCAGAGGACGAGACAGTGATCGACACGAATAATTGCCCTTGGGCGATGGAGTTTATCGAGCAACACGGTTTCGGGCAGGCTACCGGCAGAATGGTAAGAAGCGGTTACTGCACATATCCGGTAGTAAAGCTGGACATTGAGAAAATCGGTGAGTATTTGGAGGTGGCGTAATGGAAAGAGTGTATTTCAGCATCAATGAGGCCGGAGCAAAGACGGCAAACGATATGATGTCATTCAGCGAGTATAAGACCGGGAGCAAGACTGCTGGTTACAAGTCACAGGTCGATAAGGCATACGAGCTGGCAGAGAAGGTAATCGAGGCAAGACCAACCGAAGAGGAAAGAGTGTCGAAGCTCTGCGAGAGATATTCGAGACGACTGGCTCAGAACATCAACAAGGATATTCAGATCGGCATGATGTGTCCGTCGGTAATGATTTCCGGAGCAGGAAACTTCCCGGTCAAAAAGAAGGAAAAGCAGGTAGCGGCATGGGATAAGAACCATGAGGACTATAAAGAGGTTGAGGCAATCCTTGGAAAGATTGAGGCAATTTTTTATGGCAAGGACGTTATCAAGTCTGATGATGAGAACGCAATCGAGAAGCTGCAGGATAAGGTTGACGGATTGAGAGAGGACCAGGAGAGAATGAAGCAGGCCAACAAAGCAATCCGTATGAAGGACAAAGAAAAAGGCGATGCAACGCTGCATGACATGGGATATACAGACGAACAGATCGCCCAGCTGAGAGAACCGGACTTCTGCGGAAGAATCGGTTTTCCGGACTATATGCTGACGAACAACAACGCCAATATCCGAAGATTGGAAGGAAGAATCAAGAGCCTGCAGAAAACGAAGTCCCAGGGAACACAGGAGAGCAAGAATAAGTTTTTCAAGGTCAAGGAGAATGTGGAGGCTATGAGAATCCAGCTGTTCTTTGAAGGAAAGCCGGAACCGGAGGTAAGAGATATTCTGAAAAGCAATGGGTTCAGATGGGCACCGTCGGTAGGTGCATGGCAGAGACAGCTCAACAATAATGGAAAATATGCGGTAGAGAGAGTTATCAGAGAGCTGGAAGAAATGGAGGCGGCAGAGTGAACATGAAGTTAGAACCGAGAAAGGCTACAGATCGAGGTGGCTGGTTGTGTATGCCACTGGTAATAAACGGACCGGAGGGAAAACCTGGTTGGAAAAAGGTACGTTGCCCGGAATGCGGGACACTCTGCTGGCAGAGACCGGAGGATGCAGGGGTCGTTAAGGCATCACACCTTGACGGTGCGGTATGTACCAAGTGTGCATTAAGAAAGGCAGGTGATGTAGTGTGACATTACGAGAGGCAAGCAAAGGAGTAGTTAAATCCGGAGGAGGAACCTACAACATTGGTTTTAACGATGGAGACGAGACACAGTTTGATGTTCAGAATCTCGAAGAACTGCGGGAGTGCTGGTCGGAGTTCTGCAAGGAAGAAAAGGTTGATCCTGGATGCGTAGACTACGTGGAAAGGGTGAGTTAGTGGAAGTTCTAACAAGAGCCATAGCAAATGAATACAGAGACAGGGCGTTGCTTCTGCCGTCAAACGGACTGCAGGACATTGGAGAAAGAAGAAAGTTGCGGGAAGAACTGCAGACCAGGTGTAATCTGACAGAGCTGCAGGCGGTGAATATCATAAATGGTTTTCACATTCCGGACTATGTGAGAATTGCAGAAGTAAGAGCAGCAAAGGAGGCGCAAGAACATGAGAATTGAGAAAGAAGGATTTGTGTTACACCTGGAAGGAACATGGTGCGAAATCTCAAATAAGTACGCTGTTTTGGAAAGCGGAGACGTAGCAGTAAATGAAGAGGATATTCCTGCAGGGTTCGCAGAAAAGAAACTGGATCGCTATATCGAAACGCACAAGATCAGAGGATATGGAAAGGTTGACGGATGTGTGAAGAGGGTTGCGTGTGATGAAAGAACGAAGGAGTACACTCAGCTGCAGGCAGTAAAGCTGGACGATGATACATATATGGTGCAGGAGTTTGATAATGAGTTGGTATTTATGGGCGAGTTATGGAGCGGGTGCAAATATCCGGATGAAGTGCTTGACTGGATGAAGAGCAACTATGAGATTGAGAGCTGTCTGACTGCAGAGGTTTACCGCAGCAGTTTGGGAGATTGCACGAATAACGGCATATCTTCCTATGCGAGAGAGTTGTATATCCTGGATGCACAGAAAGGTCCTTTTGAACCGGACGACATCAGACAGTGCGTGTATATTGAAAAGCGTGAGATTATGGGGCAGGAGTACGTTGACTGTAAGCCTGCATACTGCCGGAAACGCTGGTATATGGCAGGCGGCAATATTCTTTACACATCGGACAGCAGATTCAAACAGATTACCGGAATCAGCTACCCGATTGCTATTCACGACAGATACGAAGGGAGGTAGGAGATATGGTAATTGTCGGGTACTACGCACATGGCAATAAGCACTATGTAGCTTTCAAGGACGAGACAGATGCGAAGGACAGATTTATGATTACGGACGGATTTCACGACAGACCGGTTACGGAAAGAAACCAGGGAAAGTATGAAGGGTACGTGAAAATCGACAAAGCAGAGTGCAATATCAAGAAGATTATCGGCCGTATTCGAGGCACAAGACCATGGCATCCGCTTCTGAGATTGCTGCAGAAGGAAGCAGGGTAAATTTTTTTACCATAAAAGCTCGCAAATGTGAGCGTTGGAAAATATAAAATTCGCAATATGCGGTATTGGCTAAGAGATTAAGGAGGACAGGCAATGGAAGTTAAAGGAATCGTAACTATTGGATTGGAGCATATCCACCCACACCCGGACAATCCGAGAAAAGATCTCGGAGATTTGACAGAGCTGGCAGAGTCCATTAAGAAGAATGGAATTATGCAGAATTTGACGGTAATTCCGAAAGAAGGAGAACCGGGAGAATACATCACAATCATCGGTCACAGACGAAGTGCGGCGGCTAAGCTGGCAGGCGTTACAGAGGCACCCTGCAGGGTTGTAGAAGGCATGACAGACAAAGAGCAGATGTCAACGATGCTGGAAGAAAATATGCAGCGTAATGATCTGACGATTTGGGAACAGGCCCAGGGATTTCAGATGATGCTTGACTTGGGAGAAACAGAGGACACAATCGCTGAAAAGACCGGCTTTAGCAAGAAAACAATCAGACACCGCTTGAATATCGCAAAACTGGATTCCAAGACGCTGATGGAGAAAGAGAGACAGGACGGCTACCAGCTGTCACTTACGGATTTGTACGAGCTGGAAAAGATCAAGGACGTAAAGACCAGGGACAAGATTTTGAAGGATTCCACAGATTCGAGAGATTTGGCAAGAAGAGCAATCAACGCTCAGAAGGAGCAGAAACGCCAGGAAAACATGAAGTTGTACGTGGCAATGATGAAGAAACTGGGATTAAAGAAAGCTCCGAAGGAAGCGGACAGTGAGTTTTACACGGATAAGTGGGAACGCATGAAGGACTACAGCCTCGACAAGGAGCCGCCTAAGACAATGAAGTTCGAGGACGATGGCGAGCCGATGTTTTACCTGGAAAGATATGGAACATTGTACGTGATCCGTAAGAAAAAGAAGGAAAAGCAGGCACTTACACCAGCGCAGGAAGCGGAAAGACAGAATAAGCGCAACAAGAAGCAGATCAAGGCAATTCTGAAAGAAGCGGCCAACACGAGGAAAGCGTTCATTGAAGGCATTTTAGCCGGCAGAATTAAGAAGGTTACGAATGAAGAAAAAGTTGTTGCAGAACTTTTCGAGCAGATGATGAGCTGGGAGACATTCACAGGTCATAACACATTGAAGGAGTTTTTCCTGGGAGACAAGTGCTACAACGCTCAGAAAGAAGATATAGAAGCTGCAGAGAAGAAAATGGAAGGACTCAGCGTACTCCATAAACTGCTTTGCATGGTATCGGCAATGGTTGCTGATGCAGATTTGGTTGAGTGGAATTACACATACAACACGGTCAGAGGCAAGAGGGTAAAGGCATTCTACAGTATACTAGAACAGTACGGCTTCCAGTTCCCTAACGATGAAGAGAAAAGCGTGGTCGAAGGAACCAGCGATTTATATGTAAAGAAAGAAGGTGCAAAGTAGCATGAAGAGAGGACAGATTTACTACGTCAGAAGCAATTACAGAGAAGAGGGAAGTGAGCAGCGGGGGGGGCGCCCAGCGGTTATAGTGTCAAACGATAAGAACAATGCGAACAGCAACACGGTCGAAGTGGTATATATGACGACCAAACCAAAGACCGACCTTCCAACTCATGTATATATTGAGTCAGCGCTTAGACCATCAACACTCTTGTGTGAGCAGATTTCCACGGTTTCAGAGGAAAGAATTGGAGAGTGGATTGGAGAGCTGACAGAAAGCGAAGTACAGGATTTGGATATTGCCCTGGCGGTTTCGTTAGGAATGAAGTGTGGGCCAGGGCAGTTAGATACGGACACATTAGAACATTTGAATAATCTGCAGGCGGAACTCGACAGAACCAAAGCCGAGCTGAGGGAAGCAAAGAGTGGTCCGGACTATAAGCTGTTATACGACCAGCTGATTGAGAAAATGCTCAGCAGATAGAAAGGAGACACGAGATGTACCTACTGGAAGAAGATTTGAAATTTCCAAAGGACAGTTTCAAAAGCATGAAGTACCAGCCGTATGAGATGAAGCCGTCATTCTCTATGGTAAGAGTATATCAGTGGTGGAATTATTGGTATGGAGAGGTTTACATATCATTCAGCGGCGGACTGGATAGTACAGTCTTGGCGTACATAGTGTGCCAGGCGTACAGAAAGTATAAATTGACCGGTAAAATTCCCTTGGTGTTTGCGGACACCGGGACGGAATTTCCGGAAATCAGAGAGTTTGTTAAGACATATACGGAATGGCTCAAAGAGCAGTTCCCGGAACTCGATATTGAGTTGGTAGTGATCCGGCCGAAGCATAGTTTTAAGTGGGTGTGTGAAAACAAAGGATTTCCGATTACAAGCAAAGATACAGCAGGAAAGATTAGGAAACTGAGACATGGAAAGCTCAGCGAGAAATACAGAAACTACTTGCTCAACGGAGATAAGAGAGGAAAATTCGGAATGCTGGCGAAGAAGTGGCAGTATTTGACGGACACGGAACGGATGCCTGCAGACATTTCAGAGTATTGCTGTGAGGCACTAAAAAAAGAACCGTTCAAGAGGTATGTCAAGGAGACGGGCAGACAGCCATTTATCGGCATAACACAGGACGAGAGTTTCAGAAGAGAGAACCAGTACAACCACACGGGATGCAATGTGTACGACGGTCACACAATAAAGAGCCAACCTATGGGATTTTGGCCGAAGAATGAGGTTATCCAGTATGCGGTAGAGCAGCGCATCCCGATCTGCAGCGTGTATGGAACGCCATACCAGGACAAGAAAGGCAACTGGTACTTTACAGGAGAACAGAGAACCGGCTGTTGCGTGTGTGGCTTCGGGTGCCACTTAGAGCCGGTGCCGAACAGATTGCAGCGGTTGAGAACATCCGATAACGATAAGCACAGGCGAATGTGTGAGGGCTGCCTGCAGATAAAAAATCACGGCATGACATATGAGCAGGCATTGAATTACGCAGGAATACCAACGGAGGAGGTGCAGGAAGATGAATAGCAGGCCGGAGATCACGGCGATGTTGTCGCTCTCAATCCAGCGGCACATCTGCCCGAACAATGATCCGAGAATTTACTGGGCCAGGGAAGTGACTTTCGACTACGCCACCACGAATGCGGTGCGAGTGGATTTTATGAAATTCAAGCCGGTAAACAATACGGTGTCCGGTATAGAGAAGGGAGACTTCTACTGCTACGAGGTTAAGTCCTCGGTAGAGGATTTTCACTCGAAGAACGGTCATAACTTCCTGGGAGACTACAATTACTACGTGATGCCGGAAGAAGTGTACGAGCAGATCAAGAAAGAAATTCCATACCAGGTAGGCGTGTATGTTCCGGATGGAATGAACTACCGGGGCGAGTGGTACGACCTCAAAGCAATCAAGAAGGCAAAGAGGAAAGATAGAAGCAGGCCAGTATCAGAAATGCTGTTGATGATGTTCCGGTCTGCAGCACGAGATAGAAAGAAGGTGTCGAGCGATGGGTAAAAATAAAGGAATCGTAGAGGTTGATATACCGTATTCGTGTAGGACGTGCGGTTATTGCGTAAAGATACAAGGAACAGACGAAAGAATATGTATGCTGTTAAAACCGACCGGAAAGTATTGCGGAGTAACCGTTGCGTACAAGATCGGAGAAACGGCTTATATATGCCCGATAATCAAATGATAGAGGAACTAAGATATGATATTGAACGGAAAATGTAATGCCTGCAAAGAACCCACAAAATATGTGGCGGGGTTCTTTGATGGACTGAGAGGCAGGCGTGGATGCCTGTTTGATTGCAAAAATGAGCAGTGCGAGATTTATCAAGCGAAGAGATTTACAGAGTCGGAGGCAGTCAAGGAAAGAATTAAGATTCAGAACTTGAACAGTCAGAAGGGAATGTATGCAGGCTATATTGCAGCACTGAGGAAAGATGCCAAAATAACAATGATGAAAATGTCACAGTTCGCTGGATGCAGTCCTGCAGAGTACAGTTCCTACGAGCATGAACGGAAAGAGTTCGATCCGGAAATATACCGGAAATGCGAAAAATATCTGAAAAAGAAGGAAGGTGGAGGGCGATGCTGACGCTACCAATAAAAAAGAAGTGGTTTGATATGATTGTCTCCGGAGAAAAGAAAGAAGAGTATAGAGAAATCAAACCATATTACGACAGCCGGTTTATGAATGCGTTCGGTTTTCTCCTGGTAGGCGGACAGATGGTATATGGAGAGGCAGCACCGGAAGAAATCCGGAAGCCGTGGCCGGTACTAGTAGTATTCAGAAATGGGTACTCGAAGGATTCGCCGGAAGTTGTTTGCAAATGCACCCTGCAATTTGGAAAAGGCAAGCCGGAGTGGGGTGCGGAACCCGGCAAATTATACTATGTGTTGAAAATAGAAAAAGTGGAGGAGGTAAGAAATCATGTGTTACTGGGATGATGGAGATTATTTTGAGCCAAGCGAATTTGACGAGAAAATCGAAGAGTTAAAGAATGAGCTTAGAGAATCGGTAAAAAAGGAAATCAACGATGAAATCGAGAAGCTGCGTAAAGAGAATAAGGAACTGCAGGGTATTAAGAGAAACTTCGAGTCAGTGAAGAAAGACTTTGAGAGAAAGAAAGATGAGTGCGACAGAGCGATACGGAATGCAGAAAGCAAAGCCAAGCAAGCCAGGTTGAAAGAGTTAATGGAACATTTCAAGGTTACTCTTTGGGCGGTAAGCTGGGACTATCGGTATAAAAAGAAATGCGATAAGTGCGACAAAAACAGAAGAATCCAGGTAGCATTGCCGTCCGGGAAAACCGTGGACGATGAGTGCAGCTGCAGAGTGAGCAAGAAGGTGTATTACCCAAAAGAGAATGTGCTATACGAATTAAGCGAGAGAAATAGAGAGTTCATGGCATGGTACATGGCGAAAGGAGACAGAGGAGAAGAGTATTTTGTTGGAGGCCCACGTGCTGAATATGCGAAGGTAGTAGTGGATCACAATAAGGATTTCAAAGAAATAGAGACAGAAGAATTGAGAAAAGTATTCTTCACAACGAAGGAAGAATGCCAGGCATTTTGTAATTATATCAATGGCACAGAGGTTTTGGGGTACGATTACAATGTTGAAGGTCAGCCGGTTGTGCAAAGAGAGGAGACGGAGTAGATGAACAAGGTAATTTTAATGGGTCGCCTTACACGTGATCCGGAGGTTAGATATTCCCAGGGAGAGCAGGCTACGGCAGTAGCTCGTTACACCCTGGCAGTAGATAGAAGGGGAAGAAACCAGGAGAACTCAGCAGATTTTATTCAGTGCGTTGCGTTTGGCAAGGCGGCTGAATTTGCTGAGAGATATTTGCATAAGGGAACGAAGATTGTACTGACCGGAAGAATACAGACCGGAAGCTATACCAATAAGGACGGTCAGCGAGTATATACGACCGACATTGTTGCGGAGGACCAGGAGTTTGCTGAGAGCAAAAACGCAGAGAGCGGCAACGCAGGAGGTTATAACACACAGCCTGCACCGGCACCACAGTCGGGGAATGATGGATTTATGCCTGCAGGAGACGACAGCGAGTTACCGTTTGTATAGGAGGGCGAAGGATGAAACAGTACACATTGAACAGAAAAACATACAAGGACGTTAAGAGAATGGATCATCAGCAGATGGATGCGTTCTGTAAGAATTTATACAAGGCAGGTCATGCGGACGGCATGAAGGATGCGGAAGGTTTGACCGAGGATGAAGTGAGAGAAGTTATCCTGGGCGTGAAGGGCATCGGGCCAAAGAAGGCAGAGGATATTGTGAACGCTCTGACTGCAGCACAGAGAGAAAGGAGTTAGTTGACAAATGGATAAGAGTAAAGTATATTTAGAAGTACCGGAGTTCACTGGCGAAAATGTACCGGTGGCAGTAGCGGCAAGAGTAATGAAAAAGGATCAGCAGTTTATACGCCAGGGCATTATCCTTGGATTTCTGAAATTCGGAGTTGCTTTCAAGAAGGAAGGGAGCAGTCAGTACGATTACTACATTTCCCCGATGAAGTTTTGGGAAGAGACAGGTTTTGTGTATGCCGGAGAGGAATGCTAAATAAGCCGTGAGAAGTGCTGGATAGGTATAAAAATTGATGAATAGGAAACATACAGGCAACAAAAACGCCAGCGGATGCGATAAATACGTGCATTACTGTTTCTGTTCAGGAAGCAGCAGACGCAGGTAAGTTCTAAAGAATCCAGCAACCATGCGGGTTTGAAGCATTGCCGAATTGTTTAAAAACCTGTTAAAATTTGCTTGTAACTAACAGGTAACTAACAAATAAAAGAGTAGTAGGTGTCAAAGTCTACTGCTCTTTTTTTGTTGGATCTATCTTTTCTATTTCCTCGGCGAGTTGCCAGATGGTTCTATGTTAAATTTGCTATTTACCTCTTTTGAATATAAGTACAAATATAATGTATATAGTATTGAAGAAATGCACATAATAGGATTTACGCATATTGAAGAAATGTATGTTTTGTAGTATGATATGCTTATATAGGCGGAGGTAATC